CCACGCCGGCTGGCTGCTCGGGCTGGGCACCGTGGACGAGGCCCGCTACCCGCGCCTGCCGTTCCGACTCAACGCCGTGCCAAGCATCGCCGCGGACGTCGCCGGCCTCGACCTGGGCGACATGGTGCGGATCACGGACCTGCCGTCGTGGCTGCCACCCGATGACGTGGACGTGCTCGTGGTCGGCACCATAGAAACACTCGAGTCACACATGCGCGACATAGAGCTGGTCACCGCGCCAGCCGCGCCCTACCGGGTGGCCGTCTACGGCGACACCCCGGGCGACGACCCGTCGAAATACGACACCGCCGGGTCTGAGTTGAGCGAGGTCCTCGACACCACAGAGACCGGCGTCGATGTCCTGACCACAGTGGAGCCGGTGTGGACCGCGGACGGCGCGGAGGTCCCGTTCGACGTCTACGTGGGCGGGGAGCGGATGACCGTCTCGGCCATCGGCGCGGCCATTGCGAACCTGCAGACGTTCACGGTCACCCGCTCCGTGAACGGTGTTGTGAAAGGGCACGCGATAGGCACCCCAGTGCGCCTATGGAATTCCGCCCGGTACGGACTATAGAGGAGCCCGACTATGCCACTCGCAGGGGAAACGGTCATCGCGGGGAAGGTCCCCGGAGAACGGGTCGCAACGGACATAGAGACTGGCGACTCTGGCGACGTCGGCACGACCGAGACGGTCGTCCAGACAGTCGTCGCCCCGGTCGTCGCCGGGCGCGTCTACCGGGTCACGTGGTACAGCGACATGGCCTCGAGCGTGGCCGCAGATCAGGTCTATGTGAAGATCCGCGAGGACTCCGTATCGGGAAACGTTCTCGACTGGCGGCGCTACCGGGCGCACGCGACGACCAACTTCCCATATCGCACCGAGGTCGAATACGAGGCCGACGCCACCGAGGACAAAACGTTTGTCCTCACCCTGGACCGCGAGTCCGGCAGCGGCGTGAGCCGCCGCGACGCCAGCGCCACATCGCCGTCGTACTTTTACGTCGATTACATTCGGGAGGCGTAATGGTCGCCCCGCCAGACGTCGAGGACTTCCGCTCCGCGGTCGTGGGTGGCGCCGGGGCGCAAGCCGTGGCCGTGGACGTGTCCACCCTGGGCCTCGAGGACACCGACCTGGTGCTGGCGTTCGTGTCGTGGCGCGGGCAGGGCGCCATCACCGCCAGCGAGGACGGCTGGACCGAACGGCACGAGGTAGAGCAACTGTTCGGGCCGACCCTGGCCGTGTACGAGCGCCGCGGCGGCGGCGGGAGCTCCACGTTCACGTTCACGTTCTCCGGGGCCGCGGCCCGGGTGTGCGCGACCGTGGCGCGGGTGACTAACGCCGCTGCAGGCGTGGAAGCGTCCGCCGCGGCCGTGGGCGCATCGGCCACCCCGACCGCTCCTGACGCCGTGGCCGGCGGCGGGGACAGGCTGGTCTTGCGGGCGTGGACCCGCTCGCATATCGACGCCCTGTCGGGGTTCCCACCGGACGGCTACACGTCGGAGTGGCACATTGCGTCAGGCGGCGCCGCGGGCGGGCACGTCGACCAGGCCGCGGCCAGCGCGCCCGTGTCGGCCAGCGGCCCAGTCGGCGTCAGCGCCGTCACCATCGGCGCGTCCCGCAACTGGTGCGCCGCCACAGTCATCATTCCCCGGGTGGAGACGGCGCCGGGCCGGACGGACCTGTGGGACTGGCTGCAGGACTTAGAGCGCGGGGCCGGGGCCTAGAGTGCCGGGGCCTTGCCCAACGTTGGACACCCGTGCAATGATGCCGCCATGAGATACCTGACGACGCGCCAGGTGGCCGACCGCTTCGGCGTACACCCGCGGACCGTGAGTCGGTGGGTGAGGAGCGGACAACTGTCCCACGCCGCCAAGCTGGCCGGCCGTCGCGGCGCCTACCTCTTCGACCCCGCGGCAATCGACGACATCGCACAGCAACGGCAGGAGGCCAGCACATGAGCGACCGCGACGATAGAAGCAACCCGCTGGGCTGGGCAATGATCTTTGTCCTGGTCATGCTGGCGCTGTGGGCGCTGCTTGGCTGGGGCATCGTCGAGGTCATCCAGTGGGCGACCCGATGAGCGGCCTCGACGAGTTCGCGACGATCGCCTGGCCCGGGCTCCTAGTCCTGGCCGGCTTCGTCGCGCTCATCATCCACGCCGCCCGGGCTCATCGCCGCCGGCACCCGCGCGGCCGCTGGCGGATGCGGTTTGAGGGGCCGCGGGGCGTGCTCACAGCAGAGCATGAGCTGACCGAGCAGGAGGCGCGCCAGGTCGCGGAAGTGGCCCGCCGTCTCGTCGGGTGGGAGGACGAACCGCTGGCGCGGCGCTGGGTGCGCGACTACGACCAGGAGCAGGCCGAACTACGCGAGGCCGGCCGGATGCTCGCCAGCCGAAGAGACGACCTGATCGCGCAGGGAGCCGACCCGCGTGAGCTGCGCGTCCCGCTGGCGCCGGACGGCTACACGGACGATGCGGGCATGTACCGGAGCCGCCGCCACCCGGGGCGGGCAGGATGAGGCTGCGCCGTTCGTCGCTCGAACAAGCCTTGACGGTCGCCGGCCTGCAAAACGACGCGCTCCGCGCCCGGGTGGCCGACTATGACCGCCTGCTCTACGGCGTCACGGAGGCGATGCGCGACTGCCTGGCTCTTCCCAGCGACGAGGCAGCAGGTGTCCTAAAGGTCGTGGTCGACTCACTCGACCAACTGGCCCAGTGGCGCGCCGAACACGAGGGGGCGTTGTGATCCACCTAAAGAAGGGGCAGCGCATCACCTACCCGGTGCATAGGTGGCTCGAGGGGGAGTATCGGCGCCTCGAGCGGCGCGGCACCGTGTCGAAGGTCGAAGCCGAGCGCGTCCGTGTAGTAACGGACTTCGACGGCTGCATGGTGTGGATGCCACGCAAGCAGGTGAGCCCGCTGTGACCGGCATACAGCACCGTTGGGACTGCCCCGTCCGAACGCGCGGCATCCGCGTCGGCCTGGCGGAAACGGTGGTCGTGGTGGGCCGCACGGAGGCCCGCCGCTGCCTGCACTGCCACCGATCGGCTCTCACGGAGCGACGATTCCTCACCACCGACCCACCCGAGGAGGAACAATGACGTACGTCTACACCGGGCCGTCGACCCTGGCCATCATCGGAATAGCCGTGGTGTCCGCAGTGTTCACAGCCGCCGTCCTCTACGGGCTGTGGTGGCTCGAGGGATGGTGGCTCGAGCGCCGCGAAGAGCCCGGACCGATCGACCCCGGCGTGGACGGGGTGATGATCCAGCCACGGGACGACCCACCGTTTCCTGACGGCTGGCACGGCGTCCCCTGGGCGCCATCGCCGGAGGACGTGGAGCTGGCCCGCAAGCTGACCCGGGAACGCTTCGGCGTCCAGGCGCAACCGTGACCCCGGGCCTGCTGGCGTCCCCTGTGCTCTGGATGGGCGTAGGGGCGATGGTGGCCGGCGCCCTCGTGGTCCTGGCGGCCATGGCCGGCGCCGTGGTGTCCCGATGGTGGCGCCGCGGCCAGGTGGAGGGCCGGGACACCGCCGGCACCGCCGGCTGGGAACTGGTCGAATAGCACGACTGTGCCCGCTCGACCGAGCGTCCACAGGGGTCATCCACAGAAGGGGAAAACCGCTATGAGCAAGATCATCGAATGGGCGCGGCACGTCGCCGCGCTCGAACCCGTCTACGTCCGCTCGTACATCGGCGCCATCGTGACCGGGGCCGCCGCCTGGGGGCTCGAGCTGGGGCCACTCGGGGCGCGCGTAGAGACGACCCTGCAGCAGGCCATCATCGTGACCGGCCTGACGCTCACCATCCTGGGCGTACGCGACCGGGTGACGCCAACGGCCGCAGTCGTCGCCAGGGTCGCCGACCCCACACTGCCGCGCTACGTGGCCACCTACCTGGCCGGCGGCTACTCTGAGGCGCCCACGGGCGCCGAGGTGGGCCGCCTGTCCAGCCTGGACCACCTGACACGAGTGGACGGCGTCCGGTGAGCGTCTACCTGATCGACCACCCGCCCGCCGTCCGGCAGTACCGCTCACCGCGGCGGGCGACGCCCTCGGGTGTGATCGTGGTTCACACCGCGGAGTCGTTCCCTGACGAGAACCCGCCCGACACGGGCGCCGAGAACGTCGCCGCATTCATCGCCCGGCGGACGAACTACGGGTCGTACCACGACCTGGTGGACTCCGACACGATCATTCAGCTCGTCCGGTACTCCGACGAGGCATTCCACGACGCCACAGGGTCAAACCCGCACTCCTACGGCGTCTCGGCCGCCACACAGGCCGCCAAGTGGTCACAACTGCGGCCGTCGTGGGTCGACGCGACCGTACGGAACATGGCCGCCGCGTCCGCCCGCTACGCCCGCTGGCTGCGCGCGCAGCGTGGCATCACGATTCCCGCAAGGGTCATCACCCGGGAGCAGTCCGAGAACCGCGTTCCTGGGTTCATCTCACACGCCAAGCGGGACCCTGACCGTCGCACCGACCCCGGTGCGACGTTCCCCTGGAATCAGTTTCTAGGGGACTTCGCCGCGATCATGCGCGGCGACCTATCACAGGAGGACGAAATGGAACTGACCGACATCGTGCGACTCAAGGACTCGGACGCGAACGTGAAATACAGCTCCAAGACCGCCACCGTGGGGTCCCTGCTCGCGTCGATTTCGTATTACGGCCTGTGGGCGCGGAACTTGGGCCTACAGAATGCCGCGAAGCTGGACGCCATCACTGCGGCCGTCAAGGCGATACCGGGCGTGGACGTCGAGGCGCTGGCCGCCCAGCTCAACCGGATCGACGCCGAGGGTATTGCCGAGGAGGTCGTCGACGAGATGACCGAGCGCCTGGCTGAGTAATGCCCGGCGAAATTCTGTGCATCATCCCGGGGCCAACGGTCGAAGTGAAGCGGGAGCCCGCCGGGGACCTGTGGTGCTTCGGCTGCCGCAAACGTCTACCGCATGAGGACGTCCTCATGCGGGACGCGGAGCCCAGCTACTACGACCCGATTTGGGTTCGCGAATGCTCGAGCTGCCACAAAGATCGAACGTGGTTCCCCGGATGCGGCCCGCTCTGAGGCCGTGGCGCGCAGCCGCGTACCTGCCCAACCCGGCAGGCCGGCCAGTGTCAGGAGGTCGAACATCGGCCGCGACGCTGGCCGGCCTCGCACGTTTCATCCAAGACAGGCAGGCCGCCGGCTGGACAGTGAAGGTGTGGAAGGTGCTACCGCTACGCCAGGAGGAGCCGTGACGATCCGCCGGGCATGGTTTGCCCAGTGTGATACCTGTGGCCGCATAGGCGGACCCGTCTCGGCAGTCAGTGAGGGATACGTCCGCCAGTCCCTGGACCTGGGACGCTGGACGTGGCGAGGCCCGCTGTTGGAGTGCTCGCGTTGCACGAAGAGGCGCGGAAGGGGGAGCGGCCAGCGCACGTAGAGCGGTGGACCCGTCGTGCGTCCGCCTCGCCCCTGACCAGACACGAACGCAAGGCAGGGGTGAGACGGGGAACAGGCGGCAACCAGTACCGCGGCAGCGCGACTCGCCCGAGCGCGTGCCTTGGGTCCAGCCCGCCTGGGGCTGGCACCATATCCAACATCTACGATATACAGCCAGCCACGGACTGGGGACGACCACAGGCGCGGCGACTACGGCGGCCCGCCGGCCTGCCCGGCAGACGCCCGGTAGGCACGCGGACCACAGGGGAGAGCTCCACCCCGTCGCCTGTCAGTGAGGCCGGCCACGGGCGGCCAGGTAGCCGCCGCGCCGGGCCGTCGACTGCCAACCTGTGGCGCCGCCCTTGTGCCATGTTTCACGTGAAACACGAAGAGCGGCAGTGACGAGGACGGCGCGCAGGTCCACCCGTTCACTGCCGCCTACAGCTACCCTCGGGGCATGGACAGTATGACCACGCCACGGCTGCGCACCGCGGCACGTGGCTACGGCAACCCGCACCAGAAGCTACGGAAGCGGGCGGCTGTTGACGTGGCGGCTGGGCTGGCGACGTGCGCACGATGCCATAACAAGATCGGACCGGATGAGGCGTGGGACCTGGACCACGACGACGAACGCCGCACGTACCTCGGGCCGTCGCACGCCTCGTGCAATCGCCGCGCCGGCCAAGAGAAAGCGCAGACGCAACTCGCGCTCGTGCCCGACTCGCGGCTTGTCCGAAAAGTTCCGAACGTCCCGCTCTCCACCATGACCCTGCCGTCAAGTTCTCTCGCTCCGGGGGGACATGACTACGACCTACGGCCAGAGCTGGAATGGCACCCTGACGGCCTGGCGCGGCACCCGTGGCTGAGCCCATTCACTGACGTGCCCGAGGACGCTGCGCCGCCGCTGGCGATGAGCCCGCCACCCGCGGACGCCGTGGGGTCCTACGGCGCGGAGGCCGTCGCGTGGATGGAGGAGACGCAGCGGATCACACTGCGCTGGTGGCAGGCGCTGGCGATCACCCGGCAGCTCGAGCACCGCGCGGACGGCACGTTGTGTCACAGGTCCGTCGTAGAGTCCACACCGCGCCGCGCCGGCAAGTCGGTTCGGATCCGCGCCCTGGCGCTGTGGCGGATGGCTCACGCGGAGATGTTCGGGGAGCCACAGGTCATCATCCACACAGGGTCCGACGTGGCGATCTGCCGCGAGATTCAGCGCGGGGCGTGGCGATGGTGTGAAGAGAACGGCTGGGTGGTGTCGCGCGCCAACGGCAAGGAAGCTGTGGAAACGCCGGGCGGGGTGGACCGTTGGCTGGTGCGCGCACAGCGGGCCGTGTACGGCTACGACGCCTGCCTGGGCTTCGTGGACGAAGGGTGGGACGTCGAGCCGGACACTGTGTCGGAAGGCCTCGAGCCCGCCACCCTCGAGCGCAGTAGCGCGCAGGTCCACCTGACGTCCACGGCGCACCGCCGCGCCACGAGCCTCATGCGGACGACGCTGCAGCACGCCTTCACCACCGATGACCCTGAGACGCTGCTGCTGCTGTGGGGCGCCCGCCCGGGCTCCGACCCGGCGGACCCGGCCGCGTGGCGGGCCGCGTCGCCGTACTGGTCGGACGACCGGCGCCGGATGATCGCCACGAAGTACGAGAAAGCACTGGCCGGCGAGGACGACCCGGAGCTGGACGACCCCGACCCGATGCGCGGATTCGAGGCGCAGTACCTGAACATCTGGCGGCTGCGGGAGCGTCGCGAGGCCGGCAAGCCTGTGGTGTCGGAGCAGGTGTGGGCCGCGCTCGCCACCGAGGTCCCGGCGGGCCGCGCCCCGGACGCTGTGGCCGTCGAGGATTGGTATACGGAGGGCGTGAACGTCGCGCAGGCGTGGCGTGTGGACGGGGCGGCCGTCGTGAGCGTCGCCACATACCCTGACGTCGCTACCGCGGCCGTGGCCGTCGACCTGTCGGGCTTCCGCCGCCCAGTGCTGGCCGGCGCCTCACTCTGCAC